GAAGTTGCACCTGTAGCCAAGCCCATACGACCTTGCTGTTGTTGTTGGTTATACAACTGAGCCATCTGCTGTTCACGACCCGGAGCAAGTAACTGCTGCTGTTGTGTCATGTACTGCTGAGCAGCTTCTTGAGGAGTCTGAGCTACGTACTGAGCACCTAAGTTAAACAAACCAGCAGCTTGAGCATTCACATTAGGCTGATATGCTTGGATCTGCTGAGCCTGACCTAAGCCAGTACCTGCCATGCCCATCAAACCTTCACGAGCTGCAGCTACGTCAGGAGCTACTTGATAACCTGCACCGATCAACTGACCTGATGTAGGATCATACTGAAAGCCTGACTTACCAAACCGTGTAGTAACTCCTACAGGTCGGAACTGTGCAGCCTGTGCAGCTGCGTTAGCTGCGTTAGTGGTAGCATTAGCAGCTTGGTTAGAAGCATATACGCTACCTGCAGTGCCCAACAGAGGGCCAATTAAGTCTGTCCAATCAGCCATTAGTATGTACCTCCGTCCACTGTTGCTGTAAAAGTGCCAGAGACAGTAAGATTAACTGCAGTGGCTGTTCCTGTTAATGCTGCATTATTAGCATCAGGCTTAGAGTTAACTGCTGATTGAATGTTATCAAACTCAGTGTTAACTTCTGTACCTTTAATGATCTTTGAAGGATTACCTGTTGATAGGCTATCCTTAATTGCAAAGTTAGTTGCCTTGGTGTAATTACTCATCTTGTCTTCCCTGTCTTAACGTAGACATCAAGTTTCTGAATGGATATTGATTTATCAAATACTGTGGTTTCAAAACCTAATTGAATAACCTTACCTGATCCACCAATGTTAATGATCTTATTATCGAAGGCTGATCCACCATATTCTGCAATGTTGTACTCAGCTATGTTGTATTCAGCTACTGCAGCATTAGACAAACTAAACTGTCTGAGGTTTAAAATGTCACTGTAATCGAAGCCAAACTTAAGAGTAACTGGATAACCTTGACCTCCGATAATCGTTACACCTACTTTCTTCATAATCTTAATTACCGTAGGTGACTGGAAGTCAAAGTAATTAGTGTAGTACTTCATCAGGTAGTTATTAGAGTTGTCTTTATAACCACCATACTTAGCTATGTATCCAGCCTTACCCATCAATAACTCTTTACTGCGGGTGTACTTGAAAGCATAAGGTACTAAGCCATCCCATGTTGTAACCCTGTTAGCACCATTAGGTAGAGGTGCTCTCATGTCAAAGCAGTACACAATCTGACGAGCTGGTAGAGACAATAGATAGAAGGCTTCCTTGTCTGAGTACACAGCCCTGATCTCATCAGCATCTTCTAAGCTAACTTCCAACACTAAGTCATCACGTACATTGGCACTGATGTCTCGCATTGGAGCTGACTTCTCTTGAATGGTACGCATCAGTGAACGTACACCTGAGTCAGACAAAAAGATTACATCACCACCTGTAGCTACTACTGAGTCCCTAGCTACACAGCCAATACCTGTAATAGCATCTGACAGTGTTAAGTTGTTAGGATCTGTAGCATTGGAGTAGATCAAGATCTGTCTACGTCCAAACACAATCAAGAAGTTATTGTGTGCAGCTAAAGAGATAATCTCATCTGCACCATTAGGCCACACTTGAGATACATCTAAAGTACCTGAAGTACCTGTACTCAAGACATGACCTGCAAGTAAGTCTGAGAACTGAATAGTACTCTTAACTGATGTGTTATTAGCACTCCATGTCCGACCATAGGCACTGATTACACAGTTGTTACTCTGTACAGTTCCTAAGTAGCCAGTCTTTTCAGTGATACGCTTGTACGTAGTTGAACTGGTCGCAGGATCGAACACTAGAGGATCATGCCCAGACTGATACAGGAATATACACCCATTCAACGGAGCCATCTGCCAGTTATCGTCTGTAATGGTAGGAGCTGTGCCACCACCTCCGTAGGTCAACTGTGATAGAGTTGTACCTGAAAGCTTGAATAGCTTATTGTTACCTGCAGCAATAATGTATGAGTTACCTGAGTTATCAATCAACTCACCGATAGCTTTGACGTTAGCTTCACCTAAATCATTGTTAGATGAGTGTGCTGTAGTCCATCCCTTACGAGCACCAATACGTCCAAACTTATCAATCACACAATTATTAGCTACAGTAGCATAGCCAGCCTCTAGAGAGACTGAGCTATCCTGAGTGTTCAACCCCATGAATCCCGGAGCTGACACTGTAGTAGTTAATATCTTAGCTACCATTAGATACCCACCCAAGTAGTTTCTTCATCGTAGCGGTTACGCTCAATAGCTACAGCATCTGCCAAAGCTAAACGATATTGTTGATAAATCTCACTGAAGGTTGAACCTCCATCTTCACCTCGCTCACCAACAGCTTTAGCGTAGGCTAACATCTGTACCAAGTGATGAGGAACTAACAAAGCATCAGCATTTGCAGACAAGTCAGCTTGAGGGATAACTAACTCAAAGCGTAGTGAATAGACACCATCAGGCTGAGGCCAGACATCCACCTGAGTGTCATCACCGGAGATACCGTTGTAGTTGTAGTACACCGGAGCTGCATTCTGAGTTGTACCTAAGTAATACTGTCTGTTCATCCAGTTAGTAGGTACTTGTCTCATAGGAACATCTTCAGTGTCATTCAGTACATCAACAGTACGGAAACGTTGACCTGAACCTGTCAATGTATAGTTACGAGTACCCGCCACTGTAGACAACACAATAGTCTGTGTGAGGACATTCCATTCATGGGCATCCTCAATCTCTCGCTTAGCATCATTAACAAAAACACCTATCAGGGAACTATAAGGAGTATCACCTACCGACGATACTTCAGTCTCCCTTAGACGTACTAATACGTTGTTAACCAACTGTAGATATGTCGTAGCCATTAGTTATTCCTTATATCTCTTGTATACTATGGTATCACACTTTAAAGTAAATGTCAATAGTTTTATTACTTTTTCTTAGGTTTCTTAGCTGTCTTAGCTGCAGCTTTAAAGTCAGCCTCTGTAGGAGCACCTTTAGAGCCTACCTTGTTCATCTTCTCACCTGAGCCAGCTTTTATACGCTCCTGTTTAGCATGGATGTTGGCATATAAGCCATTCTTCATCTTGTTCTTAGCTGTACGTTGACCACGTGTAGGCATATTCATAATTTATTTAACTCCATGAAATCTGTTGTCGATAGCTAACCAAATAGCTCCAAAGAAAGCACCTATAACAATGATAGGCTTTACAGCTTTAGCGATCCACTCAAGGACTTGGAAAGCCCCTTGAGCTGCATTAAAGGCTTGAACAACCTCTTGTGTATTCTTCTCTATGTTATCCACCTTAGCCTCTACAGCCATTAGGCGATCATAGATGTGTTCATGTGTTACTTCTTGTGTCATGGCTTCTCAGGATATGTAACTGTCCAAGGAAAGCCCTCCTGCGCTGTAATGTCACGCAAGGCTTGACGATATGTAGCCCATGCTTGTTTGTCAACAGGTGCATCCAGCAAAGCGTCAGCTACTTGAGTCCAATCACACTCAGCTAACTTAGCATCACGAGTAGCACGAACATTCTTAGCCTGTTCAGCATCCTTCTGAGCCTTGTAAGCGTCCTCTTGTTCAGCAGCAGTAGTGGTTACACCATCTACAACTTGGTCAATAAAGACAGGGCCTAAGATGTACTTTGTGTACCACTTACCATTTACTTGCTCTACACCAGAGGATTGAGAGTATTGGTAAACAGTACCACCTGATGCTTGTGGGCCTTCAAAGACTACATCCGCACCAAAGTCATTAAGCAATTCCTCGCTCAATTGTTGTGGCATTGATGTGTTTTGATGCAATGCACGAAATTCACTTTCGTACATGACTGCGCTTGTTTCACGAATTCGTATTTGCATGATTGTTCCTTATGCTAATTCTGGTAAAGAAAAGCCAAACTTGTTGTATCTAGCTCTCCACTCTACTGTTGGTTTTGGTATGCCTAACGCTTCAGAAGCTGATTTAGCCGTAACAAAATACCCTTTTGGCGTATTAACACCTCGTTGTTTATAGTGATTTGCACCACCAATCTTTGCACTCATCTTAGCTTTAACTTCTGGTCTGTGCATTGGATTTTTATCCCCAGCAGACCAAGGATGTGGAATACCACGCATAGCTTGTGATTTTTTTAGTTTTGTTTCTTCACTATCAAGTTTGCCAAGATTCCCATCCCGCACATTTTCACGACCAGTCCCAATAAATACATTACCAATTTCGTATGCGCCAGAATCTTTGACCCTGCACATACAAAATTTGTCAGCACCACGCCCACGCTGTGCAAGTTTCCCAGAATCATTCCAAATTGTTAACCATTCTTCAAAGGTCAACAAAAATGGAATCTTTCTAGTTCTAGCGTTTGACTTTTGCATCCTGTAACTTTTTAAATATTTTGTCTTTTCTTCTTCAGTAAACATGGCAACCCCTTTGTTAAGTAATTGCCAAGTATACCATACTACGCCACCGCAAAAAAGATAAATGTGCCACCAGAGGCATTGATAGCGGCTGGTGCAGTTGAACTAAGTTCAAACCCTGCGCTGTATGTGTCGATGTAATCTGTAGATGTTACTTCAGCGGCTGTGCTGTTTAAGAGCAAGTAAGGGT